TCACAGTAAAGAGAACCAGGAACGCTTAGGTAATCTGAATAGAATCAACAACTATCTATATTCCATTTTCGGTTTAAATACCGCGGGCTACCGTTTTAGTAACCCGACTCTACAGCGGCTCCATAATTTATATGAGGCCGCAGGTAAAGTGAGAACAATAGCAATTGTTGATTACTGGACAAACTTTGTCCTCAAACCTCTCCATGATTGGATGTTTGATGTACTCAAATTCCTTCCACAGGATGCTACTTTCGACCAAGAAGGACGTGTTAGAGAGTTCTCACTTAGAGGATACACGGAAGTTTACTCTTACGACCTTAAATCGGCCACAGACCTAATCCCTCTTGCCCTTTATCGGGCCCTTTTCAAAAAGGTAATGAAAGAGGATATATTAGAAAAGTGGTTCGATCTTCTGGTTAAAAGACTTTTCCTGGTTCCTAAGGAGACTATCAAAGCTTTCCCTTCGCACCCTAGACGGATACGCTATAATACGGGACAACCGATGGGGGCCTTGACTTCATGGGCGAGTATGGCGCTGGTGCATCATGCACTGGTTCTTTTCTCAGCCGTGGAGGCCGGAGTTGTTTCTCCGGTCAACGTTCTATCTTTCAGAGACTATATGGTCCTGGGAGACGACGTAGTTATTGCCAACAAAGTTGTTGCCGAATATTACGCGAGACTCATGAAGGAGCTCAGCGTTCCCTTATCTATGCACAAGAGTCACATCAGTGAACTTGGAATGTTCAACTTTGCTAACCAGACCTTCGTAAAAGATGTGAATGTTTCCCCCGTTTCTTTACGGGAAGAAATCAATGCAACATCCCTTCCAGAGCGAGTCGAGATGACTCTGCGTATGGCAAGACGGGGTTGGATGGACATAGGAAGTAGGACGTGGGTTCTCCCACTAGTTAAGAAGATGGTTGGCCAAGATGTTTGGCACCACCTGTCTACGGAAGTGTCCGTTCGGGTAGTACCGCCTGTGATCCGATGGATCCTTTCGACCATGCTGACTCCGGGAACAACTCGATACGAGTTCTCCGGATTAAAGTCAGTAACCTTAGAGATCTTCCTGGGAGCAATGCTCCGAAAGGCCGATCTCTGGAGGTTTAGCATGGCTCGTACTGGTGATCTTATCGATCGCCAGCGCGACAAGGATATCCTAGTATCTATCCTAGGGAAGTGGGTCAGTGCCGTCTACCGAGAGTTCCTACGCAGCCGAAAACGGCTCGAGGAATTCCCACAATGGGTAACCAAAGTGGTCTCGGTAGATCTTGAATGGCTCTTCAAGAGAATTTTTGAGGAGGCTAAGGCAGATGCCCTCGCCCGATGGACGACCAAATATCGGATACCACTAAAGGAGATCGAGATCTCGACAAAGCTGACCAACTTCGACACTTTTGATGTAGAAGCTGGTACAGGCAGAGCCTGGGCCGACTTGGTTACTTTTGTCCATCAGGCCGAAGGTGAACTACCTTTGGTTCCTGATTTTTCTCAAGAGAACCTATCAGCACTGACTGGATTACAGACAGGGGGGTACGCTGAGAACGCAACCGCGACTGCGAGAGCTAGCTTCATGCGTGTCACTAACATCCTGGGGATGATTGATCATCTATCGACCTCTGGAACTCCTGGCTTTAGAGAAGCCTGGGATCTCTCCCAATCTAATGAGTATTTTGTAAGTAAACTTACTAATTTCTCAGAAAATAAGAGCCCAAAGACCTAAGGACTTTCAATTCCTTAACTGCCGCACACTCGGGGTGGAACCCGAGTGGTTAGCAGGGGAATGCTAGTGCGAGGGCATTACAATAACA